AACAGTTTCTTGGGAGGGAGACTGGGACCAACCATGGACTCCTGCTGACGAGTTGTGGCAATATGTAGGTGATAGAGATTATAATTTATCAGATGTATCACTGTTAAAAACTGAAGTAAAAATGAAACAACTTGTAGACAAAGATGACGAATAATTATACTTTATAATTTACTGGCCTCTTATGTGGTGCGCGTGGTTTAATATTATCATCGCTCTCACATGGGAGGCCATCTACATGGTGCATGTATTTCCTACTACAAACTAAACAAGGCTCATGCCTGTTGTAATTCCAATCAACTTTAGCCATCAAGTATGTTAATTGTAATGCGATCTTTCTTGCTACTAAATCTACATCTTTACTCATAGCGCACGACACAGTCTATGGATTGTTAGGCACTGTACTCCAGAATGGTTCATCATAAAATTTATTTCCTTTTCTTGCATCTATAATCTCACAAAATGTTTCTAATGGTAAACATACAATTATAGGTACGCCATCAGGTTGTCTTTTTTGTTTGTCAGTTTTGACAAGTCTTTTCCAAATCAATGCAGTAAAATCTGATTTACTTTTCTTCATTGCCTTGGCTAGTTCTCTTGTTACATTTAAAGATTGTCTAGCTTTACACTCTACAAAAAAGTCTATGCCGTTCCATTTAAAAACGACATCACCTCTGTCGTACTTGCCTCCCTCCGGGAGTCTCTCTCCACCTAATAATTTTGCTACAAAGGTTTCTAACCTCGTACCCTGTTGCTTTGGTTTGTTCATTCATATCTTTCCGATTGCCCTCGGTTTTAAAAGTCATAGTAACTTATGTCATTCTTGTACGTAGTTACTTTGTACTCGTCTTTTATCTTCATTCTTTTTTTTCTTAATGACTTACTACTATTTACTATTGTCGCAAATGCGTTAAGCCAATTTTGCATTGTCTCTTTGTAACATCTGCCATAGTCTAGTTGTATATTTTGTTTTGTATAATTAAATACATACAAGTCATTAATATCTAAAAGTATTTGTAAATCACCGTAACCTTTTGTGTTTACATAACCCATCGATATACCACCATGATGTCCACAATTATCAACTGGTATATCATGGCCTTGTTCTATCAACATGTAAGTTACTCCTGCATTGAAAGTATCTTTTGGTAAAAAAGAAATTCTATCACCAGGATCAATCTCCTTTATAGATACTGCACTTTCTAATACAGCGCTCGACACAAGCATTTCGTAAACTAACTTGCCACCTTTAGACTCTATAATATCTTTCATAATGTCTCTCCAATTAAATCATCAAACGTTTGCATGTAATATTGTTTCTCTTCATGTTGTGCGTTTCTGTATTTATATACATTAGCTCTATGACTATGGTTCTCCATATCACATGGTTCACCCTCTATAACAATACGTCCATCTTTTTTCATTGATGCTTTATTCATCTCACTGATTCTATTTCTAGCAGAGTAACCAGTTTCTTGTATAATAGATTCAATGCAATGCCATCTTCCATCAGACAATATAGATTTTATAATATCTACGTAGCTCATTAAAATGGTGGTTCATCACAAGGATGACCATGCATACTAACATCAGGTTTTATCCAGTCTTTAGATTCTGGTTTACCTTTACACATTTTAATTACTTTAGACAACGCATCACCGTCATCCTTTGCAGGCACTAACCATGTAACATAATACTCGTTACATGTCATTTAGACTTTGCCTCTTTTAATTTTGTAATTAAATCTGATGCATCGCCTTTTGATAATTGACCGCCCTCGACAAGTCCTTTTGCCTCCTGTGCAATTTTATCTTGTCCTGCATCGATACACTCTGGCACTAATGTATTTAAAATAAAATTAGATTGTGCATCTGTCATTGGATCTTGCATCCACTTACCCTCTGGTATGTCAATCACTTCTTCCTCCTTTTTATTTTCTTCTTTTATTTCTGGTTCTAATCCTGCACTTGACACTAAACTTAACAGTTCATCTTGTGCAATATCCATCATTGACTCTCCATTTTTTTCAAAATGTAAAGCAATCTTATCTAATAGTTTGTCCATCTCGCTATCAGTATAAGTCTCAACACTGTCATCTTTCTTTAACATTCTTTGCTTGCCATAGTTTACAAGTTCTTTTATCATTCTTTGTTCTTCTTTTTCAGTCAACCCATATTTAAAAAGCAAAACATTTTTAATATAATCTATTACTCTTTTAGTATTTTTAAGACTATCTTTTGCAACTTTAGCTATGTCATCTGAACCAGGAGATGATTTACGTTTCTGTTCTGTAACTTGTACAGACTTAGTTTCCATCACCTCCGATTCAGATTGTTGCGTTGCCTGCGTTATGGAAGAATTTTTATTAGCATAATGTTCTTCTTCTGTTGTCTCACCTGTCCATAGATGCAACCCTATTCCGTGTCTCATAGCACCTCTTTTCAATGCATCAGACATGCATAATTTTAAAAGCTCACCCTCTGTATTCTTATTACCTACATCATTGTTATCAACATCACCAATCTCATCATGTGATACACCAAATAAAGTAAATGTAGTTACAACTGCTCTTACAGAATTATCTTTATCTCTAACTACCTCTTTTAATATGTGGGACCATTGGCCATACGCAAACTTATTTAACCTTTTTGTTACTAGATGATGTGGCACATAACTACCAAACTTACCTCTCGGTGCAGGCTTGACTTCATCTTTACTAAATGGTTTAGTAAGTTCCTTTTTTATTTTGTCGTCCATGATTATTCCTCCTCGCCTGTGTCTAATCGCATGGGATCATCGTCATACGATTTCACAATCTTATCGTTCATTTCATAATGCACCCAAATATTTGTAGTAGATCTCACATTATATTGTAAAGTTAAATCTTTTATACTTTTCTCTTTATGATTCCATATCATATCAAATATTTTTTCGCACTCTTCTATACTGTCTGCAGTTACAATGTAATCTCTTACACTTGTGTCTGTAAACATAATTGATACTTGTTTATTCATAATTTCATAATATATATTTTTAAAAAAAAATCAACCTCTTATATAAATTATATGGTATAATTAACTATCGAAAAATGATGTACCTCCAAGTATTGAATTAGACGATAGGTTAAAAGAGGTCTGGCAACAGACCTCTTTTTTTATTCTTCTTCTGCATCTTTAATTGCTTGTAACATCTGTGTGTTCCACTGTAAAACAAAAACTTCACATGATGATTTTACTTTTTGCATATCATAAGCACCAAGCTCCCTACCTATAGTTGCTTTAAAACCACCTAGACTATTGTGTAAATCTAAAGCCCACTCTTTTAATTTTTGTTTGTCTGCAAACATACCATCATACGACTTCTGCATTGCTGTATCCCCTTTCTGTATCTTCAATTACCATGGTAAATAATCCTTGTTGTGTTGACTTACCTGTCTGATGTTTGAACCAAGTTGACTCATCAAGTGATGGTACTTGGAACCAACTACGAGGATCAGTTTTGTGTATGTAATGATGGTAATGACCACTTACAAGAATTTTAGAATCGCCAGGATGTTGCCATCCAAACGCTTGGTCTCTCCACCATTTCATAACTTTTGTCTCTGGTGTTCCCCCTCCCATACCAATAGCATGGCCATGCGTAAAACTACAGACGGTGCCACAAATATTAAATGTTAAATGTGGTTCATCTGGTATTACAAACTTTATATGTTTATATGTTTTATTCTGTGCAAATATTTCACCTAATTGTTCAAAGACTTCAAGGTCAGAGTTGTCCATCTCACCTGTTGGTGCAACTCCTTTGGCCACTCTTTTAGTACCATGATTTCCGGGGACCGCTCCAACTACAACCAAATCAAAATCTTTAGACCACTCTACTAATGCTTTGGCAATAAGTTTTCTTGCAACTTTAATTTGTGATCTGTTATCCAACTCGACTGAAAAAGTTTGATCCGGATAGAATCCTACACACCCCTCGACAATATCACCTAATCCTACTATTGTTAGCTGATCAAACTCCATACCTGCTTTACGTAAAAATTCATATCGCTCTTTTACTTTGTCTATCTTATCTAAGAATCTTTCTACGATGGCCTCTGTGCCACCACCATCACGCTTACCTAATTGTAAATCTGATATGGCTACAAAAAAAGATCGCTTAGGATTTTTAATTTTTGGTTTAGGTTTTCTTTTGTGTGATTGTATCCATTTTAATAATTTATCATATTCTTTATCTGATAATGCTAAGTCATTTGCTACAACAGTGGCACGATAATACCATGCTTGTTGTATATTTCCCTGGCCCATATTCATATCCCAGGTTCTCACTTGTAATGTGTTGTCTAGTATTGTGTAATGCTTTGGATCAAATCCCCACTCTTGTAATAAGTCAGCAAACTCTGGATTAGAATTTGTCGTAGGTCTAGATGTTATCGTACCTTTTTTCTTGTCATGACTAAAGGTAACACCAGGTTCCCAACCTTGTGGATGTGTAGGTATAGGACTCTTTTCGTTGTGTGCTACGTCCTGTTGACTCTCCGTAAGTTCTTCCAACTTAGTTTGAGTTTTCTTTTTACTCATAGAAAACCACCTTTCTATATTGTTATATTATTTTGTAATTTGCTTTTTAGCATAAGTCTTTACGACTGCTAATGCTGCGCCACCACCTGCTATTGCTGCTAGCTGAATAGATTCTGCCTCAACTCCGGCCAATGGTGCTACTACTAATGCGCCTATAAATGCCTCGATGAATGTCCAGGCAGTACGCTCTAGCATATCTTTTAAGTCATCACTCAATTTATACTCCCATGCGTCTGACCAAGGAGTCCACCATACATCTGTTTTAAACGTACCGTCCTTGTTTCTTGCTCTTTTATCTTTACTAAAGATATTCATAACCCTAGTATAGTACATAAATATGACATTAAAATTGTTTTTTATTATAATGTTTGCATTGTTTATTTATGCACACAAATCCGATCTCTTTTTTATAAAGAGGTAATTTACATTTAGGACAATCTACTTTCGTATATATCCTTAGTATTTCATTTTCTTTTTACGCTTGGTTTTTTTCTTTTTCTTTTTACCGTAACCGTATGCCATTATACAATGTCCTTTCCATCCAGTTTTGCGTTTAAAATTTTTAACTCACCACTTATCTCTTGTAATTTTTCGTATGTATCTGATTGCTCTGCAGGTTTATCAAGTATTTTATTTATAGTTGTGTATTCTATTGTTACTTTCTTGCCTTGTAATAATTGGTTAGCTACCTTTGCATACATTTTTTTGTAAGCTACTGTGCTAGATCCAATAAATCCATCTTTTGATATTTCTAAATCTTGTTGAGTTTCTCCAACAATAAGACAACCAGAGGTATGCTCATCGGTGTTTCCGGTGTGTATTAATATGTAGGTAAAGTTTGGTACATCTTGTACGTGCAACATACCATAGTGTGCATTCTTATATCTTTCTGAATACTTTGCATGAAAGCCACCTGTCTTTCTAAATTCTAAATCGTATGTACCCTCTGGTATACAAGTTTCATGCATAACTTTTACTGCTTGGTATTGATCTTCCAGTGTATAACATTCAAATACACCATCAATTAATAAGATACCGTTAGTTGCATCAGTTCCAAATTGTGTTCTTACTACTGTCAGTTTCATTTATACTCCTCGATGTGAATGTACTCCGTACTTACAGTTACATATAGTTACATAAGTACCATTTCTTTTGAATGTAGTGCATTCAGATTCTTCTCTCATTCTATCTAATTCTAAATTAGCTCTATCTAATTCGTCATCAATATCATCTATTAAAACATCGTCAAACCACATACTATTTCCTAAACCTTATAGTCAATAGCCACACAACTAATGTAATTACTGTAGCTAATCCTGTAACTTGTTGCGCACTTCCCGTTAATGTAAGCGTTGCAATAATTAAACCGACAAGTGTCCATGACAAATTTAATGTTTCTTTTATTGCCTCAACAATATAATCAATTATCTTTTTTATCATACTCTCCTTGTCAACAGCATAGATGCCAAGCTAGCAATCCTTGTAATGATCACTGGTATAACAACTTCTTGTGCTTTTTCACGTTGATCTTGTGTCATATCTTGTCCTATATCTGATATTACCACATCAGACAAATCGACATCTACTAAAGTACCTATTGGATTAGATATAAATTCTTCTATCTGGACCTCAACAACAACATCAGCAAGTGTATAATCCTCTACGTCTGCATTTTCTACTGCACGTTCTACATAAACTTCAACCGCATCTGCAATAACTTCATCTTCTTTTATAGCCTCTGCAATAATTTCTACATCTTCTGTTTGTACCTGTAATACTTCTGCTACTACTTCAACTTGTTCTTCTGTCAAATTATCTATCTCTTCTATGGCCTCTTCTACAACTGCTTGTACTATCTCTTGTACTTCCTCTGTAGCTTGTTCTAGATTTTGCACACCTATATCATTAACTTCTTCTAAGACTTCGACTACTTCTTCTGTATCTAATTCTTCCACATACTGATCTATGACTTCTTCTATTTCTTCATCAGATAAATCATCTTCTATATCTATCTCTATAACTTCTTCTAACTCTTCAGTCTCTTTGACATCTTCTTCTTGAATCTCTTCCGTTGTTTCGGTGTCATCTCCTGGTATATTTTCGTCCAACTCATCTTCTTCTATCTCTTCAAACTCTGTGTCCCAATCATCTATATCTATTTCTATTTCTTCTATGTCCTCTATAATTACAATTTCTACTTCTTCAAAGTCTTGTAAAAATTCTTCGACTTCAATAATCGTCTCAACAAAATTCTCCAACTCCTCTTCATCTTCAAACGTAAATATTTCAACTGTCTCTTTAATTTCAAGAATCTTAGTTTCTCTTTCAAGTTCTTCTTCAGTAAGTTCAATCTCCATAATGTCAGGTACATCAACATCATTGTAAAACTCTTCTCCGACTTCTCCCATGTCTTGTTCCTCAATGATCTCGATGTCATAATTTTCTAAATCTCCTCGTTCTATTTGTTCGTCAGTTAATTCTACACCATATATCTCAAAATTCTTTTTTCTTTCATTGTCTCGTTCTACTGTTCCGTCATCAATCTCATGTTGTTCATACTCTGCCTCTTCACCATTATCAAGTATGACAACAATTGTTTCTGGTTCAGGTGGTGGAGGAGGTATATAAGGTTCAGGTTCTGGTAAAGGTTCAGGTTCTGGAGGTGGAGGTAATGTTGTAGTTGTAGTTGTAGTTGTTGGTTGTATGTATTTAAATGATATGTCATCAAGCAAAGACCAATCATTAATTGTTATTGTAAAACTTTCTATAAATGTTTCTAATGTGTCGTATATATTGTAAACAACATCTTCAAACATGTTTTCTATATCTGTATTATCTTGGCCCTCAATCACATTTACTTGTGTTGTTTCATCAGTGTGTGTATATGTTACTGTGCCATCATTATTTAATGCACCGATTCTAAAACCAACTTCATATATATCTATATCTAACTCTTCTTCTTCTACTGTCGTGGTTTCAGGTAGTGTAAATGTGTAATCATTACTATCGTTGCCATGTTGATAGTAATGTAAATTCATGTGAAAGTCTGTCATACCACAACAAGACCAATTACCGTTACTATGATTACTGTCTATCTGTATATTGTTTTCAACCTCATTACCTTGACTATCTAATTCATCTTCAGGTAATTCTATATCTGTTGATTGTTCCCATTCAGGTATTGTCGTAGTAGTTGTAGTGGTCGTAGTTGTAGTAGTGTTATCTTCTGGAACAGTTGTAGTCGTAGTAGTTTCTTCTGGTCCATCAAATGTTTCTATTTCTTCTACTTCACCAGGAATGGTAGTAGTAGTAGTTGTAGTAGTTGTAGTTGTAGTAGTTTGTTCTTCGTTAGCAAATACAGGTATAGGTACGAGTAGTACAGTAACTAATAGTATTCTAAAGTAATTGCTTATCCTCCTGAACAGCACCCTTGTCCACAACAATCCATATATTCTCCTTTACATTAAGTTGCCAACAAGTGCTGATAACGCACCGACCGCAACAATCCATCCAAACAATTCTTGCCTGGAAATTTTACTATTTACTTTTTCGTGTAATAAATCTATTCTTTCGTTTATTTCTTTTTGGCCCTCAATAATCATGAATAACATTTCTTTTTGTGTAAATCCATTTGACACAGGTAAATTATTCATGCGATCCAATCCCAATCTTCTTCTTTATAATTATCTGGTATTTTTATATCAACTAAACTATTTAAATAATTTATAAATGTTCTTATAAAATAACCTAATAAAAACCCAATAATGTAATCCATTTATGGATTATATCATAAGTGATTTATGCAGGTTTTGGATTATCTGATTTAACTTTAGCTACGTGATCTTGCCAGGTTGTAGTGCTATTTACTGCGTCCCAATACTGCATATCCATTTGATCTGCGAGCGATCCGTAAGCAGCTTGTCTTGCAGAAATATAACCATATTGTTGTTCATTCCATTTAGAATTACCTAAATCAATTTTAGCTTGGTCGTAATCTGCATCAGAGAACTCCATTCTCTCATTATTAACTTGCTTGTATAAAGGCTTAGCTGCCTCTATCTCCGCATCTGCTTGTGTTTGTAGTTCTTCTTTTGTTGCCATGGTGTAATTATAACTTTTGTAATATACGGACCTTAGATTTAAACGTAGTTATATCTTAAAAATTTATTTAGCAAGTCCATAAAGTTTGAAAGTTGCACCTGTATTTATATTTACAGAACTTTCCATACTAAAATGAACTCCATCACTTGCACTTGCGACAGTGTGTGCAAAACCACCTTGAAAACCAGTTAAGGAAGAATCTGTTTGAAGAAAAGAACTTTCAGCAGTAATAAAACTAAACTCACTTGAATTTGCAAAATTAAATAAATATAAAATTGCATTTGCTGTTTCATTTGTTGCATTACTTAGTGAGAATGCAAATGTAAAAGAAGTTCCATCTACTCCTTGAGTATTACTAAAACTTGCACTAGATTTTAAAAGTTTTCCTGAACTATCATATTCACTGTCATCTTGTTTAGTACCACCTTTTGTTACTTTTAATAACAAATTCTTATTATCTGTAACTGGTTGAATACCTGACACAACAACTTTATATACGTCATAGGTAGTGTCAATTCCTGTTAAAGACACTGTTGCCTGTGGAGAACTTAATGTTGTTTCTTGTATTAAAATTAAACTACCTGCCATTATTTAACTCCATAAACTTGTATTTTTGCACTATTAATATCTCCACTACCTCTATAATATCTAAAACCTTTTATCTGTTCAGCATTTCTATGAACACCAATCCATTTAGTACCATAACCAACAGAGGTATAAGCTGCACTTTGACCTTGTCCAAATGTGTAACTTGTACTATCTTCTGCACCAATAATATAAAATATATGACCTAGTGCCATATCATCATCAGTACCTGCAATATCAATATTTCCCCAACCAGTTGCAGAATCACTTTTTGAATTACTAAAACTACTTGAACTAGCTGACAAATCCATCTGTGCAAAAGCATATTCTGTATCGCCTATTGAATTGTTTGAGCTATCTAACAACCTTAAATATGAATATGTTTGAACAGTATAATCAGCTTTGGTTATTAAAACTGCATAGACATCATATCCAAAAATAAAAGCATCAGTACAAAGTATCTCTGAAACTGTTGATGTTACCTCATATTCTTTTATAAATTGTAAATCAGCCATTATGAAAACCTGATTCCGTACAAACTAAAAGAGCCACCTGTAAAAGTAGAACTACCATTTATATCAGGATGAAATCGTAGTCCATTATCAAATCTTACTAATGGATGTGTTCCACTTCCGAATTCATAACCTGGAACTCCTGATGAATTTACAAATGTAGATTGATAAGTAATAAATGTATATTTGTTTGAATTTAAACTATTATAAATATATATATATCCATTTGCATTTTCATTTGTACCACTTCCTATGTTGTCAGTTATTCTTAATCCTGGTAAAGATGTACTTGCTACTGGTGTATGAGTTCCATCGGCCTCGCCAACTGATGCTGCTGCTTGATAGGCAGTACCACTTGCAACACCATTACTTAACAACTCTAAACCTATTCTCTTGTTGTCATTTGCAATAGTTAAATCAGTAAAGGTTAAAAAGAAAACATTAAAATCTCCATAAGTATCAAGGCCTGTAAAATCTACTGTTGATGAACCACTTATACTAGCATTTGTAAGTAAAAGTTCTAACTGTCCGAAATTAGTCCATTTGTTTTCTTGATCTAATTCAATAATATCTTGTGGTGTAAAAATACCTTTATTATCTCTAAAAGCCTGTGTAACTTCTTTTCCTATGTAACCGTATTCTTTACTCATCTATACTACCTTATATAAAACTAATTCTGCACCTGCATCAACATTGCCACTAGACATACCTACTGAAACACCATCGACTGCACTATTGACTTTAAAAATTCCAGAGCCTCTTATCCCAAGATGATTTGAATTACTATCTAAGGCAGTAGTTTTAAAAGTAATATGAGTGTTGTCTGAACTACTATTTGCCATGTGGATATAAAATATACCACTTAACTTTTCTTGTGTTACATTTCCTAATTGTTCTGATTGTATTAAAAATTGACTTTGATTTGTATTTTGATAATTTGCAAAACTAACTGCTGCTTTTAAAACATAATATTGCATATCATAATTTGTTGTTGAATTTGCGGTACCACTTTCTGTAAATTTTAAAGTTGGATAAACAGTATTATCTTCAGGTTGTATATTTTTTAAAATAAGTACATAAGGATCATCACTATTTATACCTGTTACTTCAATAGCACTTGCAGCACTAGATAAAACAGCTTTGTTTACTTGTTCTAATCCCATTAGTCTGTCCTTATTCCATAAGTTCTTATTTTAGAATTATCAAAAGGTCTAGTTTGTGAAATTGCGTATAATTGAAACCCTGTAATTTTATCTTTTTGAGTATAAACTCCAATACCTGCTCCTCCACCTGCACCACTTCCAAAAGAATAACTATCTTCCCAAGCAACAAAAGTATAACTTGTACTATCAGTTGGATAAAATACATAGCATACAAAACTTGTTCCCTCTGGTTCTTGGTCCGCTTGTCCTAATTTTTGTATATATGTATCACCCGTACCTTTTTCTTCTCCAAAAGTAGTGTAATGTCTAACTGCTAAATTAGCATAATCATATTCAATATTTGTTACAACACTACCACTTGAATTAATAAATCTAATAGCAACATCAGTAGAGGCAGTACCATTTGTAACCATTTGAGGAACTACAATTTTATACACATCAACATCACTTGTAAAAACATCTGTTACATCAACAGTAGATACAGAACTACCAACAGTTGTTTCATTTAAAAATCTAAGATTACTCATTGTTTAATTCCAAAAATTTTGATCTCACCCTCATCTATATTTACACCACTTTCAACCATAAATTGTAAAGCATTTATTGTTTCTGCAACTAAATATGCACTATTACCAAAAGTTGAAGATGGTTGACTATCTGCTGAATAACGCCCAACTGCTTGATATGTAACAAAACTGTATTTACTACTATTACCTAAATTATAAAAGTAAGCGTGTCCATTCCATTTATAACTACCCTGTTGGTTTCCACATAAATGACCATAAGTTGATTGATTTGTTAATTTTACTGTTGTTCCGGCTGCTGTATTAAATTGCCCTGTACTTGCATAATTACTACTTTCAAATGTAGAACCACCATCATTAGATACTCTGTAAAAAGGTATTTGCAAACCTGCTACTGTTGCCATACTCATACCTTGATAAGTTACATAATGGACATCATAGTCTGTTTCTTTTATAGAAGTAAACTCAACTGCTTTTGCACTGCTAACTGTATCACTAGCAATCAATTCTAACTTACCACCTAAGAATCCTTGTCTTTCAAGATCAAAATTTTCTTGTATAGATAGTATGCCTTTATTCTTAACCTTTTGATTGACACTTGTAGATGTGTCGCCAATATAACCAAATGACATAGACCACCTAGGTTTGTTTCAAATAGTTAATTGTAAAATCTATACTTGATGCTGCTGAACACAATCCTTGTATTTTATCACCAGTTGTTAAAACTATTTTAGTTTCCCAAACAAGTGTTGTACCTGCAGGAACAGTAACGTCATTTAACAAATGTGGTGTAGTTGATCCACCAGATTTGACAATTTCAATATCAATAGTTACATCTTGACCACTTGAATTAACATTAGAAAAACTCATTCCAATGACTGTTTCAGTTGTACTCGCTGCTACTGCGTCAAGTAAATCGGCGTTAGATGTGGTAAGAGTCCCTACTACACCTTCCAGAACGTCCGCCATAACCTATCTCCTTTCCTAACTAAGTGCCAAAACAAGACCTAATGTAACTCCACCTGCTAAATTAGCAATATCTTGTGCTGTTGTTTTCTTTAAATTATTACTATCGTTAATATCACCAAACAATATTTCATCACCACCGGCAACAGTGCCTGATGATGTACCGTTTATATCAACTTTTAATTGTGATGATGCAACAGTTAAACCTGCACCATCTATTGCAGATAAGAAATCACTTATAGATTCTCTTTTTACTTTGTTACTGTCGTTTGCATCTCTGATAAAAATTTCGTCTGCTGTTTGATCAACTGCTGCTGCTGCAACATTAAATACAACTTCACCTGCTGTTGAGTTAGCATATACAGAATCTACAACTTTACCAACAGCATCCCAAATATCTTCAAACATTTGTGCCATTGGTGATACACGTACTTTAGTACCTGATGCATGTGATAAACCTGAACCTGCTGCAGAACCTGTCAAATATCTGTTATCAACAGTAGATGTTGCTGCTGATGTTGAATTGATTGTTCCGTCTATAAAAATATATTCTCTAGAAGATGAACTGTCTGGATCAATAACTAAATAAGTTGGTGATGTTAAACCAGTTGTTGATGTAAGGTTTAATGTTGTGTCAGTAGCACCTAAAGCACCTGACAATGTAGTTTCAAAAGCATTACGTAAATTAACCTCTGCTGCTTTTCTTGTGTCTGCCATAATATCCTATCCATAGCACCACCTCTACTTATATCTATCTCCTTTTTTTATAATTATATCAGGTTCCAAATTGGTACACTCCTAAAGTACCGACTCCGAGTGCGCCTAATGAAGTTACTTGTGAAGTATCTGCAACTTCTATTTGTCCTCGTATAGTTAAAAAACAAAAAATCATTGTCGATCCTTGTTTTGATATTTCTGATACAGGTAAAGTAACATTTTCTACAATACCTCTGATTGTTTCTTCTGGTTTAAATACATCTAAAGTTACTGATTTACCCTCTAATCTTTGTATTTGATCAAATATTTTTTTACCAATACCAGGAATATTTTTAGGTGCTTTACCAGGTCTTTCTATTCTGTCTGATACATTTACAGGTATCTTCACAATAACATCTTCTGGTTCTGGGAAAGCACGAAGTGAGTATGAATAAACATAAGGTGAAAAACTTTGTGATGCACCAGATCTTATAACTATTTTAGGAACAAGCCATCTAGATATTACATTAACTAATGGTACTTCTTCACCGGTACCATCTATCTGCACATTCTCTATAGTAGTAAAATTAGAACTGGATGGATTAGTCAAATCTTCTAGTTCTTTGGAAAAAAATGTTTGTACCTCTGAACCACCACTCATTTGATTTGTGTAAACTCTTGCACCTATCCATTGTTTTGCAGATGCAGTATAAAAGTCTGCGGCAGGTAATATAATATATCCCTCTGTAACATAATTACCAACATCTTCTTTTACTACTCCAATATCTTTTAAACTAAAAAATATAATATCATTTGCAACACACAATCCTTGTACTTCTTTACTAGCAGAAGAGTAATATAAATCTCTTGCCATGCCTAGTGTTGGTAAATATACAGACCATAAATGTGTTTCATTAGCATCTTCAATAACACCCATAAATATTTGTTCTCTTGTTTTCATAAATTTCATAGGTCCTCTGTCGACAGTTGTATCCTCATCACCCCATTCTTTCATAACTTGTTTACCAGTAATAACGTAAAGATTGTCTGATACTGCTAGTTCGGCCATATATAATCTACCTATAAAACCATTTGTTTGTTGATTTTTTTGTTTAGCACCTACAAAAATTATTCCGTTAGATTCTATAATGTCTGTTAACTCTTCTCCCTCAAAAAAAGTTTGACCTTTTATTGTAAGACCTGAATCATCTTTAATAGAATATACATAACCATTACTTGCTGCTGCTAGTATTACAGCACCTGCATCTGTCAATCCTACCCATGATGTATTATCAGGTAAATCTTTTACAATAGCAGGCGCACCTGAACCTGAAGATACATTTAATAAATTACCAGTTGTACCATCTACACCAAAAATAAAATCTTTTGCTGTAAATACTCTTGTGTAATTTTTACTTACAGTGTTGTAGTCAGACCATGTAGTAGTTGATACATCATATTTTCTTATTGTTCCGTCAGTTCCATCACTCATTGCAACGTATAAATCACCACCATATATGATCATATCTTGCACTGTTCTTGATGGATTAGATGAATCTGGTGATAATTCTGTAAAGTTAGCACCATTGTCTGTAGATTGCTGTACTTTATTACCATCACCTACATAAATAATATTATTACCAGATACTAATACCTGGTTAGTAGCAGTATCACTTCTTGTTAATGTTGTTTGGTGTAGTAATTCTATCTTGTACTGTTCACCTTTTTCTCCTGCATATCTAAATACATTTACACCTTTACTATCAAAAAATCTTCTAAAGTCATTAGGACCTGTATTTCTTTGATGCGCCTGGTCTAGTCCTTGTCCACCAGAAAAATCTGATCTTCCGTAACTTTGTCCAAACTCTGCTCTAAATTCTTCTGGTACTTGTGCTGTGTTTATTTGTTGTGCAGCTAAAGGTGCGGTAGTTATACTAAATTCTCTACCTGGTGCTGTTGCCATTCGTAATAATAAATCTGTAACACCATCATTAATAGATGCCTCATAACCCCACGCTAGTGGTCTAGGTACTTTTGCTCCTGTAGGTACTGGCATATCAAGTAGTAAAACTTATGCCGTATAGATCAACACCTGCAGGAAATCTTGTGCGTTGTTCTCTTCTAGCTCTATCTAACAATACACCGTAGTAACGAAGTAATGCATTCCTTACACGTTCACCAGAACCTAAAGGAACACCTCGTATTTCTAAACTTTCTGTAATAAAATTTTGTGTTGTTGTATCAACGTCTAATTCAGACAACATTTGTGCTACAGCTCCTACCATAACTATTTGTTCATGAAATTCTTCTAAGCCTGATACTGTATTTAAATTATCAGTTTCTGCAGTAGGTCTTGTAAATTGTGCTGCATAATTAACATAAACACTTTTACCACTTGTTGGTCCTGTTGGGAATTGTATTGCTACGTTTGTAGAACTAGGTGTAAAATCTGTCAACAACTCTAATGATATATCTGCATAATTTGTAACAGATGATGTAGAATTATTTATTTTTGCTTTTAAAATTCTTTTCATATCAGCAGGTCCCTCGACATAATTAACTGAAGTTGTAGTCAATGTTGTATTTTTTACTGCATATAATGCAGGATATAAACCTACTATTTGATCACCTATTGCATTAGCAACATTTAATCTTGGATAACGTGGTTTCAATAATATATCTGCACCTGCTGCATGACTTGCTATAGTTGATCCAAGTCTTGCACGTTCTACAGTTATTGTTCTTGACACAGTATTTATATCTTCAACCATCATAAGTTCTTGTCCTATTTCTAATATAGAACCTGAACCTATTAACTCTTCTTCTTCCGGTGTCCATAAATTTGCAACATAAGTTATAGACGTGGTGGATGCAGAGTTATCTATACCACTAGCTAATTGTGATAATGGTTCTTGTTCTTCTACTGGTCTTAGATATTCTCTATAAGTTCTATTTATTAATTCAGCAAATGTAGACATTACTTCTTCTTTCTCTTCCTTTTAGCTTTATTTTTTTTGCTGTTAGGAAAACCTTTTTTCATATCAGCGTAAGCCTTTTTAGATATAGTAGAGTTCTTTTTTGATCTACTTGTACCTGCTTTTTTACGCTTGTTTATGTTGTAATATAAACCTTTTTTAGCCACCATTCACCTCCTATTCACCAAACATTCCGACACCAACCACCTGTATACCTAATCTTCCATCAAATATTTCGTCTGCCTCAAATGAATCAGGAAATGATTTTACAAAACTATCACTTATAATTGCTGCAGACTCTAGAACTGTAGAGGTTTTACCCTCTTTTAGAATTAGTAAGATACCCATTAGTATCTAGCTTTCTCTATATATAAGAATTATTTTTCTGTTAGCTGACTCTGTTGATCCAGATACTACACGTAGGAAACCTGCGGAACCAAATGCAAAACCACTAGGATCAACTCTTATTAGATCACCTGTGCTTACTGTGTAACTTAATGCACTTCCATCAGTCTCTTTTATATCAACCCAACCACCAGGACTTGATGCAAATTGTATAGTTATTGTTGAACCTGTCATAGCTGACGGTAACACTATACCTGCAAGTAACATCCCATCTGTATTTGAACCTGCACTTGCAGTAGATCCTGCGTCTATTTGTATTACGTCTTGTTTACTTCTTGCCATATTATAAATTATTTTAACATACTCACAAGACCGCTAAGGTGGTTTAGCGGTCTTAGTGAGTAATATTTATATCTTTGTTTTATTGATTATGCGTTAGAAACGTTATCAATTTCACAGTGATATTGCTGTGGACCAAAGTCAAATCCCATTTCCATGTAGATTGCTTTTGCCTCTCTAGCGTAATCATCTTGGTCAATATCTCTTACGAACATTGTTCCATATCCTGGAATGTTCAAGAATACTGGCTTGACAAATGATAAATCAACAATGAAGTTTTTCTTACCATCATTAGATCCTGCAGGTAAATAATCAGACAAAGCTAGTCCGATTGAACCAAAAGGAGTTACGATAGTATCAATATCAACACCGCCGACATTTCTGTCTCTAGGTAAAATACCGTAGTTTTTACCTGATACAACAGTTGCATTAACAATTTCTTTGTTAAGATCAAGTAATGCTGTTGGTTGACAGAAAAGCACAAGGTCTCTCATTGGTGCGCCTGCATCATACAATTTTTTCATTGCTGCTGCAATAACATCAAAGTTAAGTTTTTGTGCGGTTCCTGTACCATCACCATCTGTGTCATGATAAACAATATTGCCTCCTGATAGAGAACAATGTTGATCAAGACCTCTCATTTGACGATTCTGACCACTGTTTGATCCGTCGTTAAACTGACCATTAAATGCTTGGAACTCAACTTTCTTTGCTACTGTTTCAAGTAATAAAGTCATTTGATACGCAAGCTCATCAGTAACTGGATTGTTTCCCTCTAGTGCTAACTTGTCAATACTGTTTTTATAGTTAGCTGCTAAATCAAACGGTACAATTTCACCACTAGCTGCTTGTGCGGTAAATGTAACTTGTGCTGCCTCATGGAAAATTTCCAATACTCCCTGTTGTGCTGAACGGCTTTGACCTGAATATGTAGGTTGTCCGCCCTCTGCAGCAGGAGTAACTGAAGAAACAGTTACATTATCTTGTGTTTGAAACTGGAAGAATGTTGAGTTAGTAACAATTCCACCGTTCAAACCACCTGATGCGGCTAGTAGAGGAGTTCTTGTAGGTGTGATTTTAAACAGCTCACCAGTAAAGTTATTAACATCACTAGCTACTACGGGATTTGCTCCGCTTATTGCTGGCATTTAAATCTTTCCTTTCCTCTAATTTGCATTAGATAATACTTTTACTTTTCTTGTTTCATGCGATCTTGCATGTACATTTTTGCTCGTATAGATTCTGCGGGACTGCCATTCTTGACAATCTCATCTAGTATCTGCAATGGATCCTCTTCACCTATAGATGCAGATTGTTGTTGTATAGTTTCAGATTTTTGGTCTGACTCCATAATCTTTTCTGCAGCTACGTAATCATTTTGATTCACATTTTGATCAGCATTTATTCCGTAGTTGTCAGATAGCCATGAAGATAATTCGGTAGAATCTAACTTACCATTATAAAGATCTGCTGCCATCTTACCTGTTCCTTGTGTAGGATCTAATCCAACCTCTTTGAACAAATTAGTTTTAGCATAACTTCTTAGTTCCTTATTTTCTTTTTCCAGACGTTTTGTGTAATCTCTAAAAGATTCCTCGCCTTTCTCCGTTGACACTGTATCTGTATCCTTTACTTCTTCTGTCATTTCTATACTCCCTCTCTACCATTGTTCACATTCTCTATTACCGGTAGGAATCATAATAGGTGTGGCTCTACTTGTTACTAACTTATAAGTGAAAATTCCGCCTTAGAACTAGGCATTTACACCACAACGATTTGATACTTAGTAAGTACGTTGGCATTCTTACTAGAACGGTGATCTATTTATATACTGGCGGATACTACCTACGCCATCACAATAATTATAACAGATGTAATATAAGGTAATTTATATGAGTGGACTTAGATTTCTTCTAATCCTGTAACACCTTGTTGTGTTATAGCTGTGCCACCAGTTGCAGAGAACAAGGCCTCTTCTTCTGCCTCTAATTGTTCTTGTAATCTTCGTGCCTCACTATCACCAAAAACCTCTGCCTCTAAAAATTCTGATGTACCAAATATATTTCTATCACCTCTATATTTTTGTGCTAACCTTTGTAACCTAGGTATATTTGTTTCTGCTTTAGCTGCTAGTTGTTGTGCTAGTGTAGAAGATACTCCCGCAGATAAAAGTCTTTGTGCTTGTGATAATGATACATCTACGTTTTGTTCTGCAAATGCACCACCAACTTGCGATATTTGTATTCTTTGTTCTATAATATCTCTGCTTATATCCTCATTTATAAAACTAGCAAATATAGATTCATCAGTTATATCATCTTCTGATGTAGCAACATTAGGATAATTTTCTATGTAATATCTTTTTACAGCATCAAACTGTGGAAATAATAATGTATATGCTGTATCTAATCTTTCTTGTAATTCTCTAGGTGCAACATCATTTTCAAATAATTGCACTATTTTATTCTCAAACAAATCAGGATTTAAATTATAGTCTGCAAGATAATTTTTATACGCCTCTACGTTTGTAACATAATCAAGTTCTGGTGTTGGTCCCTCTAATCTAAGT